CTTGACTCTCCCATCGGGAATTACCCGATAACGACCCGTTAAAACGGGACACACCCTCGAATCTTGGTGCGGACGGTCCGAGCACGTCCAGCTCGCGACAAGTGGTCCTCATCAGGGTTAGGGAAATCCCCTTGCCTGAGTAGGTACTTGAGCAAGGCAGCAGTTCCATCTAGCGGATCGCTAGGGGACCTGTCTGACAATACAACACCCCTGACCATGGGGCGGTGTAGTTGTTCGCAAGTGTACTGGGTTTCATAACCTAGTACGGTCTCACGACCTAGCACCGGGGAGGTTGAGAGGACACAAGGAAAGTAACGAATTACATCCTTGATTCTCTCGTCCAACCAGCTGCACGTCTTCCAGTAACCAGCCCAATAGAGCTGGTTACGAAGGTTGACAATGCCGCTGACCTCGATCGCTTGCCTCAGTCCGGTTGGGAACATGTGCCGACATTTGACGATGGAAACATCGTCGCCGGCGTAATATTCCTTACCACAAGACTCTCTGAACCTTCCGGTCCAGAAAGACTTGTTAGCATTTACTACAAAACCGAAGTCTTGTAGTGCCTGCATGACTGATTCAACATGTTCTACAGGGACAATAATATCGTCCCCGTAGACGCGCACCGACCCCTTAAATGACTTAATGTCATTCAGGGAAAGCGGTGTATTGAGCGATCTCTGTATACCCATAAAGATCACGGTCAAAAAGACCATGGCCTCCATTGGGAAACAGAGTGCTGAACCCATCGACGCGAACTTGGCCAACGGTATAACACCGTGACCAGGCACGTCGGCCTTCCAACTCCGACAGGCGTCCACGCCAGCCCAAAGGCTGTCGTATTCACCTAGGAGGAGTTGTACATGCCGCCGCGAGACACGATCGGATGCTTCACTCAAATCGAGTGTAGCAAGGTTCTCATACTGAGAACCTTCCTCGGCCATACGCTGATTAGGCGTCTGGTCGTCGAATCCGAGCATCGAGTGAAGGTAGTCAACCCTTCGGATCGATGCAAGAAACTCCGGGAGGAGCGACTGCTGCATATATTGCATTGCAGTTGGCTCGATCCCGATGATTCTCGGTGTCTTGAGCGTCTTAGGGACGGATATTACCCTTACGGGTATCTCCGCCTCGGGTTCGAGGATGTCGACGACGTCCAACTCTTCCATAAAGGAATAGTTGGGGATAAGGTATTCCACACAAGGAAACACCTCATTGAGTCGTCTGGGCCAAGTACGTTGCCGATACTTACCATTACTGGTAAGTCTGTCGGCCACGGCACCAGGTCCATGTTTGGGTATGAGTTCATGCTCGTAGACCTTTCGGTCTACTCGCGGGAACACATCCCAGAACAGCATCGTCGCGATGCGTTTAAACTCTGCTTCACAGCTTGAGTTTAGGGACGCGTCGCTTCGACGGACATCCTGCTCACACGTGATATAAGCATCGAATGCCGCTTGCTCCCTTTCGGGAGTACACGGCAATTCCATCTTACCAAACATCAGCGTAAGCTGACGGATGGAACGGATGGAATCGTACGATGCGTCTTCACGCAATACACCACTAGTCCGGTCAAACACACTCTCAAGGAAACCTGACAAAAATGTCGGGAGACCGCTTGTCCAGGAGAAACCCTGGAACAAGTCGTGAGAGACCCTTCCTTGGTCTAGACTTCTTTCGAAGTCTTTTCCAAATCGGGGTAGGGTTATCGTGAGAAACGATAACCCCTCATGTTTGCACCGATCTCGGACTGTTTTACAGTCCAAGGTGGCGCTAGTGTTACACCAGCCGGCACACTCGTGTGCCAGCCTATTCCAGAGCGACATTAGGCTTTTCAAAGCCCCTCCTAACTAATCGTTTGGGGGTTGGCTTTCCTTAGCCTATGTATCTCCGACCATGAAACACAGTACATTGTACTTTCCCACGGGTGCCGGTCCCCCCTCTATAAAAGAGGGAGAACACGGTCCGTGGTTCCGTACTAGTATGTAGGCCACCGGTTCAGCTCAAAATTGCTGACCGGAAAGCTGTCACTGCCCTTTTAGGCAGTAACCATACTTGTACATGTGTTTCGGACAAGGAGGCGCGTAGAAATACCCACGACGTTCTAAGTCGGAGTATATCAACGCAGCACACGTCATCACGGTATAAAATACCGCAATGATGAGTGCAGTACCTCTAACTCTCGCCGCCAAGCAATTTGACGATGAGAGCATCCGTCGATCCGGTGAACAGGGTTTTAAAGCCCGTGTACACCGCGAGAGCCTCGGTATTCGTATAGCCCACGTCGGGAAGATCGAAGACGATGTAATTTGACATCGATACTTCTCTATTCTCGTCGGGGCGGAACGGATCCGCGGCGATCTTCGAATGGTCAACACGGAGAGCACGACGATTCCTGCGCCCGTAGGCGTGGGAAGCGGTGAGCTGCACCGTGCCATCGCTATTTAGATAGGTAGCCTTATGCTCACCCCTGGAAACCAGGGGCAACT